CCAATCGCATGTTGCTCGTTATGATGTTCGCGACATAACGCTAATACATGTTTGTCATAGTGATTCATCTTATTTCTGTTCATGCCTCTACCGACTGCTTCATAATGCGCTAGGTCTGCGTGAGGCTTTCCACAAATTACACAGTTGCGGTTGATTGTATCCCAATACAATAGTGCTTTATCTTCACTTAACAACTTGCTTGTTTCTATGCTCATAGGTATTTGATGATGAAACATAAACGCTATAATCAGTTCTATTAACTCCCTTGCAACTTTCATAGAACAGTCGCGCAGACTGATTTCTTCATAACCTTTCATAATTTCCAATTCTGTTTGTAATAATTTTCTAGTTGATTCCACCGGTTCTCCCCAGTGAAGTTCTATATCTCTACACATTGCGAATATTTTTTTGCGTTGTTCTATAGATAGTTTTTTATTATCCGGAACCTCTACTTCTGCTTTTAGTGGATATCCGTTTTCTAGTAAGTCAATGTGACTTTGTTCAAGTTCAACACCAGTAGCAACGACGGAATAAGTACCGTCATTGTCTTTCTGGTATCTTGTAATGTATTGCATTTAAACCACGTCCTAGAACGGTAAATCATCATCATTGATTTCTATTGGTCCATTAGCATTAGCGAATGGGTTTGATTGCTGACTCATTGGCGTCTGCTTCCCATTTGCTTGTTGTTCTTTTTGTTTCATCTCATCAGTTTTAGGTTCTGGTTTATTAACTACTTCATCGTCTTTATTCCAAACTTTTACATATGAGAGTCTTACAAAATACTTGCCTTGTTCCTCGTTAAATTTATTTTTAAGTACAATAGTTCCGATTTTGTTAATTAATTGATCTGTGTCAAAAGTTAAATCTGGTAAGTTCAATTTAATTCCTAATCTACTAAGTAACTCGATATATTGTTTTTCTTGATAATCTTGTTGGAATGGTGGGACGAATTGGTTGTGTTTGTATTGTTTACCTTCGTTGTTTTCAAAAACAATCGTGAAGTATCTGTTTTCTCTGTCGTTAAACTCGACATTTGCAACTTTTACTGTAAATTCTCCAGCTCCTAAAAAGTCCCCACCTTTCATGAATGCCTCTTGATTAGTTTCTTGAATGTATTGTGTTCTACCAGTGATTTTCATAATTTTTATACCGTCCTTTTAATTAATTTTTAATTACCATTTCTAATTGCTTGTACAACATCGTTAATACTTGGATTAATGAAACGTTTGTTGTTAATTTTGATGTTGCTTGAGTGTCTTATCTTTGTCTCGAATAAATTTGATGGTTCAGCGTTAAGTACATATTGATAAGTTTTTTCGCCGTCTTGCTCATGTTCTTCTATTGTCATTCTTGCTAACACGTCAGATTGACTGATGACTGCTTTTTTTATTTGGTCTTGTGCCTCTATCGTGATTGTTGGATTGATAGTACTTCCCTCATCATCTTTGTCTTTGTTAATGCCCTCGTGTCCGCTTATAGCAAGATGAAATTGATAATGTTCTTGTAATTTAGAAATATAACGATAAATACTTACAATGCGTGTAGCACACTCGCCCCAATCATTAAATGTCGGTTTCTTTGATTTACCGTCCATGATGTCGTCCATAGTGATATCACGTAACTTTTGGATTGTTTCAATCACTACAACATCAATTTGTTTTCCGTTTTCTCTTAGTTGTTCAATAATTTTAGGCAGCATTTTAATCACTGCACTAAAATGCTTATAATTCTTAATCTGCACAACTGCCCCATCTTCTGTTACCGTTGTTCCGTCCTCATTTATATCTAGTACTAAGGCATTGTTATCTTTTGTTAAAAACGTAGTTTTACCAGTACCGAACTTGCCGTATATCGCAAATTTATAAAACTTGTTTGCATTTTGTTTGCTGATGTCTTTTACACCTAGTTGCGTTAAAATATCGACATCTTGATTAGTTTGTTCAGTCATGTTCTACCTCCTCGTACTCAATTGTTTCTGTCACTGTTTTCTTGATTGCTTTGTGATAATCCATATTGATACTCGCTTCTTCCATACCGTTAAACTCCCTAGCTCTATTTTTATTTGTGGAGTAACTAATATCTGAATTGTTATCAGTTGGTTTGTTAGTTATATAAATTGGCATATCCCTATGACGAATGATATAAGTTACAGTCTGCTTCATAGCGACCTCCTACCATTTCATGACTAAGTTAATTAGTCTGTCCTGTTCATCTGTGTTCTCTTCAATCCATTCATAAATAGATTGATTTAATATGTCTAATGCTGTGTATAGATCATTCTCATCTGTTATATTTATACCGTCGATAAATCTATCTTCTAAATCTAAGACATTCACTAGAATGCTGTAATCTTGTTTCTTAACTGCTAATTTAAAATCGAATCCGTCTACATTAATTACTTTTTGACATACATCGCCAATTTTGTAGTACATTGTTGACACTTCCTTTATTTCGTTTTATATTGAATATGCATTAATTTTCTAATTGTTTAGACTGTTACTCATTGCCGTGAGTAACAGTTTTTTTATTCTTCATAAAAGTATTCCTTATAAAATATGAATGTTGCGATACTTGCGAATCCCGCAATCGACCATGCAGTAGTGAAGTATAGAAACGGCATAAGTACAATTGCTAAGACTGTAAAGCACAGTACTGCTACTAGGTAGCTTTTATAAATGTTGCTCATTTTATTCTCTCCTTATATATTTCATTGAAATGCTCATCGACGAATTTATTCATCTTTCTTGCGTTAAATCTCCAGCGATTAAAATTCTCATCAGGGTAATGCACAATTCCTTGCGCTCTTAGTTCTTTTTCAAATCTAGGATGAAATAGTAATCTGTCCTTGATAGTCTCATCAGATGCAATTTTTAATTTCTTCTTTAAGTCACTCATGTTCCATACAGGGTCTAATGAATAACCAATTAGCTCATCATATTCATCTTTTGTGATAAGTACATGTGTTTCAGGTATTGGAACTGTTACGTTTAAAATATGTGGCATTTCTATCTTTCCTTTCGTGTATAATGTTGTTATCTCCTAGTGAAAGGAGGTGATATTGGTGTATATTGATCCTTTAAAAAATGTTCGTTTTTCTATTAATAACGTAATTAGTAATGTTGAAATTTCTAAAAGTATGGCAATTAAACAATCTTTAAAACCTAAGTACCAATTAGATATAATTAATAGAAACAACATAAATTTATTTTCTGACTTCAAAGTAGACTTTCATCTAAACAACTTAATTGAAATGAATTTTAATTTGCGTAATTCTTTTTCATCTCTAACATTTCAAAGAAATTTATTTTCTGAAGAAACGATAAAATCTTTTAAGGAACTCTATAGGTTTGATGATGAGATTGTACTTCAAGCACAACAGACCATTAGAGATTTTTATATCAATCCAACTGCTATCTCGACTTTGGCTGAAGCCATCAATTCGACCTATCCAATAAATGAGCAAAGTACCTACAAGAGACACGATGAATTTGTCAAACGTATCGAAAATGATTTTCCACATCCTTTCAAAAAGTTAATAAGATGGTCTAATGGCATTGCAGCAGGTGCTGACATTCAAATCTTTGTAACAAACTATATAAACGAGAACGATTTACATATTCAAAATTCATTGATAGTTGCTATAGTTTGTTTATTAAGTTTTTTATCGACCTATTGTTCACATTCTAAAAAGTAATAATAAGGCCTAATTTAGTTAACCTTCTTTAACAACTCTGCAACTGCTCGCAACAATTCAGGGTTGTTACTTCTTTCTAAACAGTAACTAGCATGCTTTAGTAATTTGAGTTTTAATTTATTTTTTTCTTTCGCGATTCTAAATTTTTGTAACATTTGTTATGCCTCCTTTGCATTTCCAAAAATTTAATCTAACTTAAATTCTTTTCCATCTATTAATCCATAAAAGTTATTTTTTAAATGCGGATGTCTTTCAAGCGTCATTTCAATAAAACGCGGGTCTATCATTAAGTCGTAGCCATCGTTGTATTGAATATTAACGGGTCGTCTATTACCTTCTTCGTCATAGTAGTAATAGATGACTTTTTTGTTTTGAGCTTGCATTGTTCGTTCCTCCTATTAAGATGTTTGTTTTTCTCCTAAAAACTTATTAACAAAGTATTGTTGTCCTTTGCCTGTTACTTTTGGCGTCTTACTAATTGATGTGTGACCGTCCGAATGTGTGATTGATGTTTCTTTAATTTCGAATAACTCACGTTCCATTGAATACTGTGTAGGCATGTTATAATCCACACCCTTGCGTTTAATAAGGAATCCGTTTTGACGTAACCACTCAAACAATCTGCGTTGCCCGATGTTTATACCGTTTTGTTTAATGATCTTTGCTAACTCTCCAACTAAAATTGATGTCTTAGTAGTAGCTACTGCATCTGCAAATACAATTTTTGGTTTATCACGTTCAATCTTTGTTTCTAATTGATTGATTGTGTTGTTAGCAATTTTTAAAGCACGTTGCATAATCATTTCTGGACTGTTCCATGCTTTCTCTACTTGGATGAAATACTCTCTAAAATCAAAACCTTTTTCTGTACCTGACATCATCGCAACATGTTTAGCTACATCAAGTGTTAAAGCATAATCTTCTAGTTGTCTTACAGCTCCGTTATTAACAACCGTACTTGTAAGTACACTTGTAAAATCCCTATTTTCTTTGAAATGCTTCAAGTTAATTTCTGCCCAAGCGCTAAAACGCTTTTTAACTTCCAAAGCTTTATATAACTCTCTTGCACTTATTGCGATTTCTCCATTTTCTTTTTCTTGTATGTTGAACATTTCGCCGATGTTCGATTTTGTTTTTAATGCTTGCATATTGTTTATGCTCCTTTCGTGTATAATGTTGTTATCAACCTAAGGAGGTGATAAGTATGGACATAATCGCGATTTGTATCGCAATTTTTAGTTTCTTACTGACTGCACTTAAATATTATTTAGACTATATGAAAGATTCTCTTAACATCGATGTTATACCTACCAGAAGCTTTAATTACTTGGTCGATGACAAATCAAGTTACAACGATATAACATTTATTAATTTCACAAAGTTTCCCATTTCTGTTATTGACGTTGAATTTGATATTAAAAATAAAGTAAATGAACAAAAAACGTTCAAACCTATACGATATAAAGATAAAAACTACTCCATTCCATTTACTTTAGGACCTTATGAAAGTGTAGAATGTACTTTTTTGCTCGAAGAATATCCAGTGATATGGGAATGGGATGTGACTATCAAAGTCACTACCAACAAAGGAATCTATATAAAGCCTGTTATCATAGAATCGCGGACAGAACACCGAGAATCAGAGCCACAAGTGACAGAGTTAACATCAGCAAATAAGGTAAGTGCTCTTTCCAACCCCAAGGATGGTTTTTTAAAGAAGTTTTTATATCATTTAAAACCTTAAACATTTAAAATCCTCCCTTTCCGTCACTCTTTAATTGGAGTGGCGTTGATTTTTTCGTCTAACTTTTTCAATGCTAATTTGTAAATAACTGAAGCATGTTCGGTTTTAAAATGAGATTCAGCAATAATTTTCAATGTTTCTAATTTATTTCTTGCATCACCGTATGTGGTACTTTCTGATAGAACACCTTCTAAAATTTGTTGAACTCGATAATCTAAAAGTTTTAAGTCTTTATTGATGCATTGTTCGACACACTCTTCTTTGGTTAACGTGATTTGTTCCATTGTGTCCCTCCTTAAGTTCATATAACATGAACTTTTTCTTTAAAAAAATATAAGTGTATTTTCTCTACCGGTATATCTAGTAGTTGTATAGCTTTCCATATTTCACTGTCTTTCCAACCAACTTTACCGTTGAGTTTTAAGGATAAACTTCTCTCTGACAATTTCATAGCAATTGCAAAATTGTACTGAGTGCCATACTTTTCTACTATTTTCCCGCTCAAACGTGAGTAGTCGTAACACATAAAAGCACCTCCTCTCAAGTTCACGTATCATGAACTTAACTATACTTTACACCTTGTTTTGAATCAAGTCAATACAAAAATTCATGATTTATGAACTTTTTTGTTGAATTTTTGTTCAACAAGCTTTATTATGAAGTTATCAAACGGAGGTGCACTAAATGAGAGAAAAAGTTTCAAATAGACTTAAACACATTATGAAAATAAGAAACTTAAAACAAGTAGATATCATTAATAAATCGAAACCTTATCAAAAGAAACTAGGTATATCTTTAAGTAAAAGCACTTTATCTCAATATATTAACGACGTACAATCACCCGACCAAGATAGAATTTACCTACTTTCTAAAACTCTGAACGTTGGTGAAGCGTGGCTTATGGGGTATGATGTAGATTCTTATCGAGTTCCTGATGAAGAACGTCAAGATGAAACGATAATGTCAAAAATCAATAACATATTTTCTCAACTCACACCTCCCCGCCAAGAAAACGTACTTAACTATGCAAATGAACAATTGGAAGAACAGAATAAAGTCACTTCTATAGATGGATATAAAGAGTCTAAACTAGTATCGTATATTGCATGTGGTGCAACTGGTGCTGGCATAGGAGAAGAATTATATGATGACATATTGCATGAAGAAGTATTTTTTAAAGAAGACGAAACGCCATCAAATGCTGATTTTTGTATTTTAGTTAATGGTGATTCAATGGAACCTATGTTAAAACAAGGAACATACGCTTTTATTAAGAAAGAAGATTCTATTAAAGATGGTACAATTGCACTCGTTGTATTAGATGGAGTAAGTCTTATCAAGCGTGTAGATATATGCGAAGACTATATTAATTTGGTATCTCTAAATCCGAAGTATGATGATATCAAAGTCGCTTCGTTTAGTGATATTAAAGTAATGGGCAAAGTTGTATTGTGATTAATAACGTATATTTAGCGCTTTAATATAAATATAAACAAAGGAGAAATTGACATGAAAAAAGCAATCTTAACTTTAAGTCTTATATTTATTACCTACTACCTCACTTTTAAATATATGTGGATTAAAGAATTAAAGTATTAATTATGCTTATTTGAAAAAGACGTCTATTTCAGCAGTGTTTGAAAGGAAGTTTATAATGAAAATAACTAATTGCAAAATAAAAAAAGAAACTATAGTATATGAAGTTTTAACTAGTGGTAATCAACCATTCACTTATGAGTTACCTAAAGATTTATCGTCACATAATGCGCGTAAATACTTGGAATTTATTTCACAAAAAATAGATGGCGATAAGTTAACCAAAGAAGATTCATTATGATTTTACTAATCAAAAAACGCCTACAAGTGTAGACGTTGAATGGTGGTGAGAATTTTATGGCGGATAAAAACAAAAAACAAGAAGCTAC